ACGGGCCGTTGCCGCATATGTTAGTGACCCAAGGACTGAAACAATCGGACTCGGTGATTACTCACGCATGGATGGGACCGTAAACCATCGGGTTAGAACTTTTGATCTAGCCTTTTTATATGCTAATTTCGACCGCGTTGACCACGAGTTTATCCAACAATGGTATAATCAAACCTATGGTAACTTCGTCAATGCAGGTTGGGGTGAGCACTATGAACAAGGTGACTCCCAAGCCTCCGGTGACCCTTACACCTCTTGTCTCAACACAGCTAGAAATGCTTTCATTCAGTATTGTTGTGCACGAGTTGACCTATCACCACAAGGAGCCTATGAAAATCTTGGGTTAGCTGCTGGAGATGACTCCATACAAAGAAATGTTAAACCTGATTCTGCTGTCAAAGTTGCAAGTGACTGGGGATTCGTCCTCAAATTTGTGACTAAGACACGCGGACAACCTATCGATTACCTTTCAAGACTGTATTCACCCGCAGTCTGGACCGGAGCTACCGATAACATTTCTTGCCCCCTCCGCCTAATCTCTAAATTCCATGTCTCACGTCTAGCGACGAAAGTACCGGACCACGTCATCGCGTTTACCAAAGCACAATCAGTCTTGGCAAACGATCACTCGACATATCTACTTTCAAACTGGATGAGAAAAATCATTAGACAAACATCAGTTCCCGCCCGCCTCTGGATTAAGAATGCATCCAAAGGTGCTAAGGATGAACTAACTTGTGAACGTCAATGGGCCTCACGTCTAATATCCGATCTCGCTTACGATGAAGATAAGCCATATTTTCATGGTGATGCTTCATACCAATCCGAGATGGAATTAGACGAAGACTGGCAAATCCAGATGTTCGTAAATGATGGATTTAATGGTACTGACATGGAAGACTTCATAGAATGGTGTGATGACCCCGACACTGACTGGCGAGACTGTCCAGTCCTTTATGAACAGGAAGCAAAAGCTCGCGAAGTGCCTTACATGGCTAACGGCGACATTGTGGGACCCAGTTCCGAATCACAACCTAACACTCACAAAGGATCAAACGAACCAGTATCCGTGACCCCAGCCCTTACCATGCCAGATAATGTTCACATCGACAATGTTGAACATAAACAGTGGCTTGAGATCTTTAAGGCAAAGGTTGCGGCACATGAGTTGGACCACGAAAATAAACATAACGTAAACAGCTGCAAAT